ACGGTGTCACCCGCTTGGCTGATGAAGGACGCGCTGGAAGCGGCCAAGCCATCGACGACGGCGTGAACGGCTGCCGGGTGATTCTTCAATGCGTTGTAGATGGCGACGCCATCGAACACATCACCGCCCGGCGAGTTGATCCGCAGGTTGATGATCTTGGCCTTGACGCCCTGGAGTTCCTTGGCAAAGTCGGAGGCCGTAATGCCCCAACCGCCGATCTCGTCGTAGAGCAAAACCTCAGCAGTCTCGGCAGTCGCATTGCGGATTTCGTACCAGCTCTTCATGCTGTCCTCAGTTCCCTTGCTCCATTGCGTCAGACAAACCGCGACGCGCTGGTCCTGCTTGGGGTATTCCTCTTTCAATTCGCTCATACAGCGGCCCATGAACGTAGGTTTGTCTTCGTCTTTGTTCGGCTTCGGAAGTGGCATAGGCTCAATCTCCGGGCAAACAAAAAAGCCCGCATCTCGCAGGCTCCGGTGAACCTGTAGATCGGGCTTATAGCCTCACGGACTTTACGGCCCCGGCTCTTCGCTCTGGCCGCTGACGGTACTGGCTCTTCGCTCTGGCCGTCGTCCTATTTAGTTGTCAAACGCTAAGATACTTATACGCTTACCATAGGGGCTTGTCAAGACCCGCCCCGTTGCTTGACTCAAAGTCACCCCTGATAGGCTTTCCCCATGCAAGGGCTAGAAACAAGCAGCAAAGAAGGGACATTATTCCGCCGCCTACGACTTCTCCGACTACGGGCGAGACTCCGCGAATGGCGAAAAGAAACTCGGTCGCGGCACTGCCGCCAAACAAGACCACGGCGATTACACGTATCAGCCACCAACCAAGACTAAGAACTCTCCATTCCATGTGGTTCATTTGCCTACGGCTACGTCCTTCTTGCAGCGAGCGCACCACACCTTGCCGCCCACATTCAGGTCCTTCCCGAGGAGGCGGCCACAGTCGCAGTATGCCTCATCGACAATCGTCACTGCCTCGGCGGGTGCCGCGAGTTGCGGCTGCGTGAAGGTGGCTCGTAGGCCTTCTACCATCGCCGTGGCAGGCGGCAGTTGCGGAACCGGCGGAGGCGGGGGTACCTCGTCCAGTTTTGACACTTGCATGGCCGTCATGTTCGCTGGGATCAGGAACATTCCCTCTTCCGGCGTCGGGTCGAGACCTAGACCATCTCGTGCCTCTTCAAATGACTCCAGGGTCGCCAGCCAGTTCTTCCGGTGGCGCTCGTGAATCTTGTCGATATCCTCCTGAAGAGCTCGGATGTCCGCCAGGTCGAACGCTACTTCGTCGACGCCGGCGAAGTCCGGCACAATCGACAGGTTCAGCACGTCGTCCAGGTCGGAGAGTAGCGGCGTCATGGTCAAGTCCCAGAAGACCTGCCAGTCTTGCCGCTTGTTGGCATAACTCGAAGACTCGTAGCCGATAAGCAGCCCGAGGATTGAGCCGGGAATCCCGAACGCCATCGCGATCCGCGCCTCCGACACGGCGTCGAGTTCCTTTGGAAGCGCGTCGCGCAGCCCGCGGTTCAGACCCATTGGGGTATAGGTCGCATCTACGGCGTCGAGGATGAGGTTCTTATGCCAGTTCGCGGGGCCAGCAGTCCGACTCTCCATAAGATCGCGCAGGTCGTCCCGTTTCTTTTGACTCAACGCCTGCTTGACGTTCACTACACCGCCGATGCCCGCGCCACCGCGTTCGAAGAAGGTCTTGAGGAAGTTCTTCATGTAGTCGTCGATGTCGATGCGGCTGGCAATCGCCATGATCGGCGGCATGCCATAGTAGTCGTTGAGCGGGTGCCGCGTCTTGAAGTGCATGATGTCGCCGGGCGGGTAGATAACCTTGTCGCGGCCGGTATTGTATTCATAGCCCGCGATGAAGTCGCCGCCCGGTATGATGCGAATGCGGTCCGGCCGGAGGCGCCACAGTTCGACGATGTTGCCGAGTGGCCCGCGCGCCTTATAGATGTAGGCATTGCCAGCGAGACACCGGTCCATAACGACGGTGCCCCAGAGTTGGCTGCGGCTCATGAAGGGGTTCGGCGCGTTGAGTAAGAGGACCAGCGGATGATCCGGCACCTCCTCGATGAAGCCGTCGCGGATAAGCATAGCGTCGACCAGCCTGTCGGGTAATCCCTTCGTCTTCAAGAGTCGCGCCTGTATCTGAATCTGCGGCTTTGCGCGGCGCCGGCGCTTGCCCATGATGTGCGGTTCGCCCGCCGACGTCGCCAGCATCTCGATGGCGGCGAAGACGATCTCGTTCCGCATGTAGGCGCCGGAGTAGCCGAGATAGTTGCTGCCCATCGGAGACATGCCCGAGCCGAAGGAAGAGGGGAAGGTGGCGGGTGCGGCATTGCGGATTGCGGACGGAGAGGGAAGAGTCTTAGCGATGAGTCCCATGTCAGAACCTCCTGGTCGGCACTACAGTCTCCGTGCCGCTTCGAAGACGGAGAGGGCGATGCCGAGTGCGCCTGCCGCCACGATGAGGACGATGATAGCGGCGATTATCCAGATCGCCCACTGTGCGAGCACCTTGCGGTCGTCGGCATCAATCATCGAGGTTTCCCATAGGGTCTATGCCACAGTTCAATTGAGATGCACAACCAGCGGCGAAACGGCCAAAGGCGTATCTGATGCCACCGAGAACCTGATTCATCGAAGTGGGTAACAATCTCCATCGCCAACATTATACGCTTAATTGTCAATACGGGTAAGCGGATCATGGGGGTTGCCCTTCCCTCACTCCAATGCCTTCCTTCGCTACATCCGCATCCAGCAGCACCGGGACGCCCAAGAATAGCGGATAACTAGCATTCCATTCGTCGCAGTAGGGGCAGCGATAGATTCTGTGGCTGTTCTCATCCTGAGTCTTCCACTTGTCGACTGTCTTTCCGCAGAATGAACAATAGGGCCTCTCCCAAGCTACCTGAATCATCATCGCGCCCCCCTAAACCAGCATCATCCTTACTTCCGCGCAGGTAAGCGGATCATGGTGACTTCCTCTCCGCCCACTTCCAGGTACCAGCCGCTATCGCCTCCAATCGCCATGCCTTCGCCTTTTCAATAGCCTCGGCTTCCGTCTCGGCCCAAACTCTAATGGTCGCCCTTCGAACCGAGCGTATATCCGGCTTCGTCAATCCAGGAATTGCAGGCATAGGTTGCCAGAACTCACAGGTCGGCGGCGAGGGAACCGCATCGGCAATGAGGGCGCAAGAACGCGGCCACAATCCATCCCGAAGCACTCCGCCTCGATAACCTAGCGTGATTTCCCACGGTCCATTAAGTATGCTTTCCTCTTCGGGATGATCAATAATGCAGGCTTCAATTTCGCCCGAATCAGAACATGCAGCCCGCGCGGCCTCCAACGTGGAAAAGACGCCAGCAAAACGGAGAGCGTTAAGACCCTCACTGTTCTCCACATATTCCTGCACGATATAGACCTGATTCGCCTCGTCTTTCATACCAACATCATCCCTACTTCCGCCGTCTCGCCCGTTATGCCGGCCGCTATCGCCGCCGTGTACGCTTCCCAGGATAGGCATCCCGCCATCGCTGCGTCTATTTTCAGCGGCGAGTCGGGGCGCTCCTTCTGGATGATCCACATGCGGTTGCCGTCGTCGTCGGTGAACTGCTGCATGTGCTTGTGCGCGTTCTGGATGCAGGCAGTGAAGCGCGGGTCGCCGTCGTGCGTCAGCGCTCCCGTCTGGATTGCGTTGCGGTAGGCCAACAGCGAACCCGCCATCTTGCGGTAGATGGTCGTCGCCCAACTCACAACGACATCGGCGCCGTAGCGGCCCGCCCACACGGCGAGCATGTCGCGCCAGTAGAATGGGTCGGCGTTGAAGCGCCAGACTTTCCAGCGCTTGAATGCGGCGTCGACCGTCTCGTCAACCTCTAGGAACGGGATACGCTGCTCACCCGAATCGATCTCGATCGGTTCCCAATAGCCGACGACCCACTGGTGTGCTGTCCCGACTTCCGTGCCTATGAGTGCGGTGTGGTCGCGGCCAATCGAGCCGTCAAAACCGAGTGTAATCGCAGCACCGTCCGGCACGACGTAGGCGGCGTGGACTAGTGTATTCCACTTCTCCAGGTCGAAGGGTTTGTCCTCTTCGGCCACGATCTGGTTCAGGTAGAAGCGGTGAGCCATCGCCGGCGAAGTGCGCGGGTCTCGTATCTCGGCAAGTAGGCGCTCGGGGCTAACCCAGTCAGAGTCGCCGCGGGCGGCAAGTAGACCGGTCATCAGAGACTCGTCGTCGTCGAGGTCGGTAGTCTCTGGCGCTTCTAGCGAGTCATAGAGGAAGTCGGCGGTGTCCGAGACTCCTTGCGCGATCTTCTGTGCGGTCTCATAGTCGTGTTGGGCGTCAGAGTTCTCGCCCGGCGCATGAGCGTTGGAGATGGACAGGACCCGGCTTGAGCCGTCGCGCGACTTGGCCACGTTGCGGGCGATGACCTTACTCATCTCGTCGCCCTCGTTAGAGCCGATCCAGTGGTGGGTCTCATTCTTCAGGACGAAGGTAGCGCGGCCACCCTCCAACGCACGCGGCGAACTCGTAACGGCTTCGATACGCCGGCGTCCGCGGTCGGCGTAGATAATCTCCTTGCCGATGTCGATGCTAAACTCCGATTGCGCCTTCGGCGACAGCATCCCCGGGAAGAGCGTCATGGTGTTGCGCGTCTGGTCGCGGGAGACAGCGGCCGTCTGAATCCATGCGGCGGCGTGAGACTTCGCAATGGGTTCGCCGTCCTGCCAGTGGTCGAAGCGACACGGCCCGACGAACTCCACGCAGCAGAGCGCGGCGCCGAGCGGGTCTTTTCCGTGACCCTTCATGCGCCGGTACATCCCCGAGCGGTACACGAAGCGCCCGCACTCGTCGATGGCGTACCAGTGAAGAACGAATCTGCCTTGCTCCAGGGTAAAGCGCCACGGTTCGCCCGCATTGGGTCCATCGGGTTGGAGGAGGTATTCGGCAGTCCAGCCTAATATCTCCCAACCGAGCGTGTGCTTCGGGAGCACGAACTTGCCGCGCTTGTCGCGCTGCCACGTCGGGCCAGTAGTGACGGGACTAACTAGAATAGTAGTTTCCACCACCAACTGAGTCCTATCATAAACAAGCCAAACACTGCGAGAGAAGCGAGAATCCCAGTCAGCCAAGCCAAGACAAATAAAATCCAACCGAAAACGAACTCTAGGGGCGGTCCAGTATCGAGGTTGATCATCTCACCCCAAGGGGTATCCCAACGCTTGTCGCTCATCCTTCCAGCGCCTTCCTGTAGTCTTCAATCGGCCATAGCGACCGACCGCAAAGTAGAACAGCCACGTCTTTGTTGACGAGGAGACCGACGCCCCTAGGCAATATCTCGCCGAGTGAGGCTATTTCAGGAATCAGTTCCTCACGAACCCAGGAGTCGCCCAGATATGATATATGCCGCTTGAATGGATTCCTCATCCTTCGATACTCCTTCGGTAGTCTTCAATCGCCGCTATTGCCGGTCTCTCCTGCTCCGCCTGCGCTTCGACGTACCTGATACGCAGGTCGCGGCGTGCATCAAGCGTCAAGCCGAGTATTTTCTCGCGGTTTCTGAGCTCGACCGCCTGCGTCATCTTGCCCTCATGGAAGGCGGCGGCAACTAGAGCTGTGTCAAGCGCGAACTGCCAGTCGGACTCATCCC